GTGTAAACGCTGCAAAAGCTGAAGCTATGAGGCGTCCAGAAGTAAGGGCGAAAATTAGTTTCGGATCAAAAGCAGCTCAGGCAAAGCCAGAAGTAAAAGAGCGTCACTCGGCTGCAACAAAAAGAGCTTTGTTGTCTCCTGAAATTAACGCACGTTTGCGGGCTGGCCACAAATCTCGATGGGCTAAAGATTCTGAAAAAATAGCGCAATCTAAGAGATTAAAACTCGCTTATATAAAAGATCCGTCTTTAGCAAAGCGCGTAGCTCACAAAGGTCCTGATAACGGAATGTTTGGTGCAAATCACACAGATGATGCAATCCGTGTAATGAGAGAAAAAAGAAAAAAGTGTGCATCTCTGAAAGAACAATTCTGCATCGAGCATAACATCAAAACACCAGGCAAAGGTTATTGCAACATCAACAAGGCAGAGTTTGACGCCTGGTTGAGCGCCAACACCTAACAGGAGAAACGAAATGAATATTTCCATGTTTCATGAAATGGTCGAAACCCTACGCAAAAACAAAGAGCAATTCCCTGTTATGGAAAACGGAATATTCCGGGGCATTATGGGAACGACGCCGGGGTTTTGGACTCTGGCCGGGGTGACAAAAAACGCCATGGCCCATATGGAGGCTGCTGGTTGGACCGGCAATTATACAAAAGGGCTTCGCCGGGACCATATTAAGCCAGTCCGAGAATTCCAATATATTTTGATGAGCCGGGAGCATTCATATGATGAATTCGTCGCCCTGGTTAAAGAATATGGGCAGTGCGTGCTGTGCACCAAGGCCGAAAACCCGTCTAAGGGGGCAGGCTACGGGGTAACTTATACCGATGCCGATGTCATTTGGATTGACGCCCCGTTTGACACTGTCGAGGAGATCTCAGTCCGGGCCACAAAAGCCCGTGCAGCCCTATTTAAGAACAATAAAATAGCGGCATAATACAAAAGACTAATGATAAATAGGTTGGAATGGGTGCTTTGTGGTGTATAGTGTTTATATCGAAACGGAGAAACGACATGAACCGCGCACTTGAAGCCTTCCTTGCACTGACCATCCACTTCGGCGCCCCGGCGCTCATTCTCTGGCTGCTCTAAGGAGGCAATCATGGACCTGGCAATCATCGCACTCGCAATCACGGCGCTATTCCTCATCCTGCGCCCCTGGTCATCAAAAGGACCGAACCAATGACCGAACAGAAACTTGCATATTCAATCCAGGCTGTCGCGAAAATGATTAGCGTCAGCCCCTATGTGGTGCGCACGGCGCTCAAGTCTGGCGAGCTGAAGCACGCCCGCCTCGGCCACCGCGTGCTCATCACCAACGATCAGCTGGCCGCCTGGCTGGCGTCTAAGACGCAGGAGACGTTGAAATGAAAGCAGACTTATGGACCATTGCCATCGCGACCGGCACCGTGGCATTCGCGCTCTCGGGTGTCGTGGTGGCGCTCCTCATCTGGATCACCCCGATCGACACGGTAAGGCACCGAGGGGTGCCCGTGGGCAAGAAAATGGCTGAAATCTTTAAGGCAGCGGCGTAACAGGAGGTTTAAATGCCTAAACTCAAAATCGGTTACATGTGCCTCACGGACTGGGAGCATGAGCTGGACGACGTCGTCACGGGCACGAAGGTCTATCCTTCAATTGAGGATCTCAAGGCGAGCCGCAAGTGCACAGACGAGTGCGGGATCGTCGAGATCACCATGACAGCCAAAGTCATCCAGGAGTCGAAACTATACTAGACTAAAGTCTAATAAGAAAAGACTTTACAGATAAACATAATGCTGTATAGTCATATTCATAGACGGAACGAACAAAACGGAGCAAACGACATGAAAAAGGTTCTCATCATCGCCACCGCCCTGGTTGCCCTCGCTGCCCCTGCTAAGGCCGATCCGGTTTGTCAGGACATCGCTCGGCAGATCGCCATCACCAACCAGATGATCCAGTATGAAATGGTTCAGATGGATATCGCGGTCGAAACTGCCAAGGTTGATGCCGAGCTCGCCATGAAGATGCTCGAAGCCACTAAAAAGCGTGTCGACCTTGATGGTGCCAAGCTTAGCGCCCTCAAGGCAAACGCTGCCAAACTCAACTGCAAATAAGGGGACACACATGCACCAACTCCACACCGACGGCCCCAGCGCCTGGGTGCTGACCTTCAAGGGCAACCTTGTTGGCCACATCATCAAATCACGCGGCGGCTATCGTGCTGCCACACCACGCGGCAGCTATGCGGTGCGTGCAACCCTTGCATCAGCAATTCAGTTTCTTAAGGAGGTGGGTAAATGAGCATCCTAACATTCATCGGCGTCACCGCCGTCATCTTGTTCTTCACACTGGCGATCGTCCTATGGATCGACCACCAATGGGGAGACTTCATCGAAAAGGATGACTGGAAATGACATACCTGACAGAAATCGTCGTGTGGCTAGGTGTAGCATACATCATCACATGGATCGGCATGACAGTATTCGAAGCACACGAAGACAAGAAGGAAACTGAAGATGAAGTTCAATGATCTGCTCAACGAATGCGGCCGCATCTACACCGAGCGCGCGCAGCAATATGGCGACGCTGAAATCGAGTTTGCGAAAGCAGCTGAAATATTCAACCTGATCACTGGCAACAAGCTTTCAACCTACGACCTGCAAATGGCAATGGTCGCGGTGAAGCTGTCGCGCATCAAGAACCAGCGCCTCAAAACAGACACGTATGTCGACTTGGCAAACTACGTCCTGCTGGCTGGTGAAAGCCTGCACTTGCCATCACCCACCGTGCCGATCGATGTGCCGAAGAAGCTCGTCACCAAGCCGGTTGTCAGCACGGAGGAAATGGAAGCCCTCGAAGCTGGCATCAAAGAGATGGCGCAGAAGCTTGCACCGGAGAAGAAGGCATGACCGACGATCTCGAAGCACGCTTCCGTGCAGCAGAGGCACGGGTGGAGGAGCTGGAGCAGGAGAATAAGCACTTCCGCTCCGGCCTCATCCAGATCATTCAGATGGAGCGGTATCCGCGGGACAGCAGTCGCTTCGATATCCTCGATGGGCTGTTCCCGACAGGTGAATTCGCGCTCAAGGTTCTCAACGGAGTGAAACGGAAATGAACGACCTCTACGGCAAACTGCGCGAGCTGCTGAAGACAAACATGTCCTACGGCGAAATCGGCAGGCAACTAGGCATCAGCCGCAACGCGGTGTCAGGCATGGTATTTCGCATGCGCAGAAACGAAGCCATCGATCGCCCGCTGCCTTGCAAGAAGGTGCGCCTGGTCAAGCCTAAACCAGACCCACGGATCTCGGCACCCAGGGCAACACGGACGCGCATGAAGCCGCACATCCAGCAGATGCAGGCAGAAGTGCAGCCGCGCAAAGGTATCACTCTGATGCAGCTCAATCACGACACATGCCGCTTCTCGATTGGTGAAAACGCAGATGGCTACATCTTCTGCGGGGCGCCACCGAAAACAGGCAAACCCTATTGCACAGATCACTGTGCAATTGCTTATATGCCGAGCAAGCTCAAAGATAAAACAGTCAAGCAGCCGTTTAAGTTGAATTTCTAACATACGAAAAGGTGGAACAATGAGCAGTATCGACGACGCAGAATATTTCGCAGCCGAAGCTTTGAGCGCTTCAGGGGCTAAGTTAATCCTGCAAAGCCCAGCGCACTATAAGTGGGATCGCGACAATAAGAGATCAGCAACCCCCGCGATGGTGCTCGGCACTGTCACTCATACGCTGATACTCGAGCCGCACCGGCAAGATGCTTATGTTGTGAAGCGTCAAAACTGGGCAACAAAAGAAGGCAAGGCTGAGCGAGATGCTTTGCAGGCAACAGGGTTGCCAATCATCAGCGAAGACGATGAAGCACGCGTATTGCGCATGCGTGATGCTGTTTATAAACATCGCGCTGCAACAGAGCTTCTCGATGAAGCTCGCGCATATGAGATTGCGCCAGAAAGTGCTATCTTCTGGTCTGGCTATCAAGCTCAAGTTGCTTGCAAAGCAAAACCTGATGCATGCACTCACGACACAATCCTCGACGTGAAAACGTGTGTTAGCGCAAGCCATTATGGTTTTGAACGGCAAATCTATGCATTCAAATACCATCTTCAGGCGGCTCATTATCAAGCCGCACTTGAAGCTGAAACAGGGCGCCGCAAGCGTTTTGTGTTCATTGCGATCGAGAAAGATGCACCGCACTGCGTGTCTCTGTTCCAGATTGATGATACAGCCTTGTTAATGGGCGCCGCTCAAATGCAACGTGCCGCGCTTGTTTATGGGCGGTGCCGAGACACAGATACATGGCCTGGATATCCGCACGAGATCCAGCGTATCGGATTGCCAAACTGGGCAATTGATGTAAGTGAATTTGAACAAGGTGATGACGATAAGGAGATCGACTTTTGAGGGTTCTTATCGCTTGTGAATATAGCGGAACCGTGCGCGATGCATTCAAGGCTAAAGGTCATGATGCATGGTCGTGCGATCTGCTGCCGACAGAGGCACCAGGGAACCATCATCAAGGTGATGTTTTCGATATTATAAATGACGGGTGGGATCTTATGATTGCTCACCCGCCATGCACTTATCTTTCAAATAGTGGTGTTTGCTGGCTGCATAAAGATGCAACCAGATGGGCAAAAATGGAGGATGGTGCTCTTTTTTTCAGAAAACTACTGGACGCAAATGTTCCAAGGAAGGCGATCGAAAACCCGATCATGCACAAATATGCGAAGGAAATTATTGGCAAGAAACAAACGCAAGTCATCCAGCCATGGATGTTCGGGCATACTGAAAGCAAAGCAACGTGTTTATGGCTCGATGGTTTGATGCCGCTCCGTGAAACAAATAATGTGAAGGATGAAATGATGAAGCTTTCAGATGCGCAGCGGCAAAGGTTGCATTATTTACCACCATCTGCAGATAGATGGAGAGAACGTAGCCGCACATTCAAGGGGATCGCCTTGGCGATGGCAGAACAATGGGGATGAAGCTCGATGACGAGTTTCAGGATGACGATAAGGAGATCGACTTTTGAGATACCTATCAGTCTGCTCCGGTATTGAGGCAGCATCTGTGGCATGGCATCCACTAGGATGGCAGCCACTTGCCTTCTCTGAAATCGAGAAGTTCCCGCGACAAGTGTTGGCGCATCATTATCATGATGTTCCGTGCCACGGGGATTTCACTGTTCTTAAAGATCAGTCATGGATTAAGGATGCCGATGCTTTGGTCGGTGGAACACCATGCCAAGCATTTTCTGTCGCCGGGTTGCGCCAGTCTCTAGCAGACGACCGTGGCAATCTTTCTCTTGAATTCGTGAGGCTTGCCAATGCAATTGACGATCTTCGACCTACCGGAGATGGATGCATCATCGTCTGGGAAAACGTGCCCGGTGTCCTCTCCGTCAAAGACAACGCATTCGGCTGCTTCCTTGCAGCCCTTGTCGGCAACGATACCCCACTCGTCCCGACAGGGGGCAAATGGACAAACGCGGGTTTGGTTATTGGACCACAACGATCTGCCGCGTGGCGTATCCTCGACGCTCAATATTTCGGAGTGGCCCAACGACGCCGTCGTGTGTTCGTTGTCGCAAGTGCTCGAGAGGGGTTCGATCCCGCAGAAGTTCTTTTTGAGCGCGAGGGCTTGCGCAGGGATACTGCGCCGCGCAGAGGCACGGGGGAAAGCGTTACCAGAACGCTTGAGGCAAGCATTGGAAGCAGTCGCGGAGCAGGCACACCAACCGCCATGCTGAGCCATTGGGATGGAGATCATTACCCACACC